CAGACGACAGCACAGACGTGGCCGCACACCTCGTAGCATCTGGTGTCAGGGCTATCCTGATGTTCGACAGTATCGACACCACGGTGGTGAACTGAGGGTGCGACAACTTGTCACAGAGACATTCATTAACTGATCATTTAGGGTCTAAACATGGCTGACTACAAAGGATGGGTACATCTCGAAGATGAGATGCCCCGCATAGGATCAGGGCTACGACTTATCGAAGGTCAGGTCGGACGTAAGTGGGTCCGACTCAGGTCAGCGACAAGCCCGACACCCACCGACAGATCACGTATCCACATCAGTATCTGGAGAAAGATTCTCCGCAGAACAGAGAAGAGAGGAATACCATGGAAGTAACCTACAACGACATCACCGACATCAAGGTACAGTCAGAGGATCGTGACTTCTACAAGATCACCTACGTCACAGCCACTGACTCAGAGGGTCGGCAATTCACCATCCGAATGTTCGGACACGAAAACAACCAGACAAAGGTAGAAGTAAAATGAATCGTTACAACCTTCGACAGATCAGCCCGACAGGCTACGTCACCATCAAACAGGCAGCAGACCTATTCAGAGGAGAGATCAGTGCAGGTGGGATCAGACAAGCAGGATACGCAGGACGAATCGACATGGTCCGATCAGGACAGGGAGGATGGTCAGCCGACAGAAAGAACCACAACGAGGTCTGTCTCCAATCGCTCTGGGAATATCTACAGGAGCGTGACCCCAGAGGTCGTCAGCTACGTAACGTCAGTGGCGGGGGAGACACCCGATGAAGACGACATCAGAGAGTTCATCGAAGGTCTCGAACTATGGTACTCGGAGGCCCGACAGGGCGGAGATTTTTCCGATGACCATGAATGATGGACGACCACCGTGTGATGACTGCGGACAGCGTCGGGCCGACATAAGATCAGGTGGACTGTTCTACTGCCCCGAATGTTGGAAGACATACAATGATTAAAGGATTGTTAGGAGTAGTAATAATGGCGGCATCGACCGGTCTCGTCATGATCAACCCGCTGCTGTCAATCCCTGTCTTTATTCTAGGCTTTTGGATGATGATGTCTACGGACTGGGACGAACTCTAAGGAGGCCACGAAGTGGCAGATTACCGACAACCATAAACATACGAGACAGTAGAGAAGAGAAAGGAAAACAGTAGTAGAAATTACTGTTTGTCTCAAACCCGATACATAGATATGTACTCGCCGCGACGACCCCCTCACAATAGGACAGATTGTCGCACCCCTGAAACCCGCAGAAATCCGGCGATTAACACTGATGTTGTCGCCGGTTCTGCACCACCGATAGGGCCGATCTGGTACTATCGGGAACGAAAGGACATCTCTTGACGACCACGAATCAGCAGAGTATGATGCGTAACCACCAATCAATTGCAGGATTTCATCATGGCAAAGTGGAAACAGTTGAACGCATCGAGGGTCTTCCCGGACTTCAAGCCGGTACGCAACCCTCGATGGCTCTGGAATCGTTACGGAAAGTTCTACGATCCCTTGGTCTGGGTAAAGGTGGACGGGAAAGTCCACGACAAGTCCAGTCCGAAGGCAGGACTCTCCAGCCTGTAGCTGTCCTTAGTAAATGTGACCGTTCCGAAGAGCGTCTGTAGCACGAGCGGTTCCATATCGGATTACTCCCCTTTTAATCTTTGTCCACAAGTTGGAGCCACCACGGTGACCCCCGACATTGAAGACATCAAACACGAGTGTGGCAGTACTAAATGTCATGGCAATTCTCCTTGCCCCAAATATAATGCTGCACTGCAACAAAGACAAGACGATGCCAGAAATCATAGCCATTCCACTTGCAGTTGTACTACTCGTCGGCGCGATTGCATTCACCCTAATCTTCTTCCGAGGCAACGATGAGTGATTCAGAACCAGTCAAGACACACATCCCATGTCACCTCTGCGGATCGTCCGACGCAGGTGCCATCTACACAGACGGACACTTCCACTGTTTTAGCTGTCGTCAGACCGAACACGCATACGACGGCGAACATGCACACGAGGTAGTAAATCACATGAAACCAACACACCCGAAGCCCCGGCTAGTTCACGACTCCTCCCGTCTGGATGAGATGCTGAACGGCCTGACCTGTAGCATCCTTGCCGACCGCAAGATTTCGGCAGCAGTTGTCGAGAAGTTCGGAGTCCGCATCGACAACTTGAACGACCGACACCTCTACCCGTACCGCAACGGTGATGGTGCCCTGATCGGGGTAAAGACACGGTACTCCAGAAACAAGACGTTCTCATGGGACGGTAACGGACAGACAGTCCTGTTCGGGATGCACCTGTTCCCCGGCGGTGGTAAGACCATCACCATCTGCGAGGGCGAGATCGACACGATGGCCGCACACCAGATGAACGGGTCCAAGTGGCCGACAGTCGGAATGCCATCAGCCACCGGGATCAAGGCAGTCAAGGACAACCTCGAATACCTGAACACGTTCGAGGAAATCTATCTGGCCTTCGACAACGACGATGCAGGTAAACGTGCCACCGAGGACGTTGCCAACCTGTTCGAGCCGAACAAGTGTAAGGTAGTCAACCTCGCCCCACTGAAGGATGTCGGTGAGTATCTGGCCGAGGGTAAGGTCGAGGACTACACCCGACGCTGGTGGAACGCGCAGCCGTTCACCCCGGAGGGTATCGTCCGTGGGTCGTCACTCTGGGACTTGGTGTCCACCGACGACGACACCCCGTCCGTATCGTATCCGTACGACGGCCTACAGGAGATGACCTACGGCATCCGTGTCGGTGAACTGGTCACTCTCACAGCCGGATCAGGACTGGGCAAGTCAGCCGTCGTCCGTGAACTGATGTACCACCTGCTCAACGTGACCGAGGACAACATCGGCTGTATGTTCCTTGAGGAATCCACGAAGCGGTCAGCCCTCGGCTTCATGTCGATGGCTGCAAACAAGCCGCTGCATCTACCCGACACTGAGAAGACGCCGGAGGAACTGCGTCTGGCATTCGATCAGACACTGGGCACCGACCGCATCTTCCTCTACGACAGCTTCGGGTCGAACTCTCTGGAGAATATCATCGGCAGGGTTCGTCACATGGCGAAGGCCATGGACTGCAAGTACATCGTCCTCGACCACCTGTCCATCGTTGTCTCCAGTCAGGAGAACGGCGACGAGCGTAAGGCCATTGACGAGATCGTCACCAAGCTGCGTATGCTGGTACAGGAACTACGCATCAGTCTCATCATGGTGTCGCACCTCCGTCGTCCGCAGGGTCAGGGTCATGAGGATGGTGCAGCGACTAGCCTGTCGCAGCTTCGAGGCTCTGCCGCCATCGCCCAGCTATCCGATATGGTCATCGGGCTGGAGCGTAACGGACAGCACGAGAACGAGGTGATGCGAAACACGACGACGGTCCGTGTCCTGAAGAACCGATTCTCCGGCATCACCGGACCTGCCACCTACCTGTACTACGACAAGACGACAGGACGCTTGACAGAGACTGGTGAGCCGGGGCAGGATGACACACCCGTCTTCGACAACAGCCCACTGGCGGACTTCACATCATGAGTGAGAAGAGATGCACCAAATGCGACATCGTAAAACCCATTGAGGATTTTCATCGCGTAAGAAAAAACAAAGAGCGTAGACGTAGTCGGTGTAACGTATGTAGGAACACACACAAACGCAATCACTATCGAGAAGATCGAATACAAAATCTTCCCAGATATATGTTGTATGGCTGTCGAGACAGGGCAAAACAGCGTGGACTCGAATGCACAATAACGATAGAAGATATTGAAAGCGTCATGGTTGACGTCTGTCCTGTTCTGGATATCCCGCTAACAGTTAACGAACTCGGATCATCCAGAGACAATTCGTATTCGCTCGACCGCATTGATAACAACAAGGGTTATGTTCCGGGAAACATCCAGATCATTTCGGGAAAGGCAAACAACATGAAAAGCAACGCAACACTCGAAGAACTTGAGGCGCTTGTCGCCTACATGCGTCGCCATGTCTGACGTTATCGTAGACATTGAGACGGATGACCTCGACGCCACGGTCATCCACGTTGCCTGTACCCGTGTCGTCGATACCGAGGAGCGACGGACGTTCACCGCAGAGAACATAGCCGAACTGCCTGACTACCTCCGGTCCTTCGACTGGATGTACGGCCACAACGCCGTGAACTTCGACATCCCAGTCATCAACCGTCTGCTGGATGCTGACCTCGACATCTCCAAGGTTCGAGACACCATGCTGATCAGTCAGCTGCTCTGGCCTGATCGTACCGGAGGACACAGCCTACGTGCATGGGGTGCCCGACTCGACGATGCGAAGATCGACTTCCACGACTGGAGCCTCGGGGCAACAGCCGAGATGATTGAGTACTGCCGACAGGACGTGGACCTGACACATCGTGTACTGAAGCATCTACAGGGTGAGGCGTACCAGATGGACAGGTCTGCGGGTGGTGCGTCATGGAAGGCTGCACTTACCATGGAGCATCGTGTCCGTGCCGTGATGAACTCGGTCGAGGATCATGGCTACTATCTCGACCAGCCCAAGGCTGGACATTTAGTGTCTAAACTTTCCAATGAAGTTGCCGAGATCGAGGCCGAGGTTCTGTCCGGTCTGCCTGACATTCCCAAGCCTCGTCGCCTCGTCACCCCCAAGTATCGGAAGGACGGAACACTATCATCCGTCGGGCTGAAGCATCTCAACGATCCATCTGTCTGCGGTGGTGAACACACGGCAATCGAATGGCAGACCTTCAACCTTGCCAGTCGTCAGCAGATTGCCGACCGTCTGATGCGACAGGGGTGGGTGCCGAAGAAACACACCGAGAAGGGTCAGCCCATCGTTGACGAGGCCACGCTGTCGGCCATTGACCTACCCCTTGCTCAGAAGATTGCCCGTTACCTGATGCTTCAGAAGCGGGTGGCACAGGTATCTTCATGGCTCGACAAGGTAGACAGGGACAGTCGTGTCCGCTGCGGTTACCTGACACTGGGTGCCATCACCCACCGCATGTCCTGCACCGGACCGAACCTGCAACAGGTGCCGGGACCACAATCAGAGTACGGCATGGAGTGTCGGTCGTGCTGGACTGTACCGGCGGGACGACAACTCATCGGCACTGACCTTGCCGGTATCGAACTCCGATGCCTTGCCCATTACCTTAACGACAACGATTACACAGAGGAACTTATCAATGGAGACGTTCACACAAGAACTCAACACCTTGCTGGATTGCCTACACGCGCTGGAGCAAAAACTTTCACGTACGCACTGCTTTACGGGGCGGGAAATGCAAAGCTGGGAACTATTATCGGAGGCGGAGCAGATGCTGGTGCTGCAATTAGGGAACGATATCTCCGTGGTATGCCATCATTTGCGAACCTACAGCGAAGAGTTGCCCGACAGGCGGTATCAGGCACAGTCACCGGCATCGACGGACGACACGTCCGAGTCCGCTCAGAACACGCAGCCCTGAACACGCTGCTCCAATCATGTGCTGCGGTCATCGCCAAGCAGTGGCTGATCAACGTCCACGAGACGTTGCCGCCGGGTGCGAACATCGTTGCCATGATTCATGACGAACTCTGCATTGAGGCTGATGCCAGTCTCGATCCCGAAGAGATCGGACTGATCTCAAAGAATGCTGTACAGGCCGTGGCCGAGCAGCTATCCTTCAACTGCCCACTCGATTGTGATTGGAAGGTGGGCCATAACTGGTCGGAGACACACTGATGAAACGTGTAAAGTTCACCAGCAAAGACATCGAATACGCCAAGCAGGTAGCCAAGGACATCTATGATGAGTCACGGAAGCAGGGATTAAATCCCGGCAACGCAACAGGTCGTGGATACGAAGCTAAGAACGAAATACTTGGTGTTATGGGGGAGATGGCCTACGCCAAGGCCACTGGCAGAAAGTTCGTCCCCAACATCAACCAGTTCAAACGACCTGACGTTGGCGATACCCACGTCCGTAGTAGTTATTCATTAGGTCATATGATACTTCGTCCCGGTGATGTGCCGGGTCTGTACAGCTTTGTTCATGTTGCTAGGGACCACACATGGGCAACGGTTGTCGGACACTTCGACGGGGCCGAGGCCATGACAGACAAGTACTGGCGTACCAAGGAGCAGATCGCTGACGTACTCGGACCGGGTGATGCTGCTTGGATCGTTCACTTCAAAAAACTTAAACCACTGCAAGAGGCAGCATAATGAAGATCGAAGTAAACCTGAATGACGAATGGGTCGATGAGGTTGTCGCTGCATCGCTACGCGATTTCATCCGACGCGACTACAACAGCCCCGACGTGCCAATCAAGGCAATGAAGAAAGTACTGAAGTTCTATAGCGTCCGCGAGGACTACAAGGATTTCATGGAAGACATCAAGGAATTGGATGACATTCATCGTCATCAAGAAAGGTTTGACTTCTGATCGGCAACCTGATAGAAGTCAGATGGTGCGATACAGAGGGGCTTCGCACACCCCCAGAAACTTAAAGGAAAACACTATGCCTACACTTACCGGAACTGCACACTGGGCCAAGGTTCACGAAGCTGCCAACAGCCCGAAGTACCCCGACAACTACCAGTACTCCATTGATATTGGTCCGTTGTCTGTTGACGACATTGCCGAACTGACCGCCCAAGGTCTGGCCGACAAGATCGTACACGATCATGCCAAGAAGGATTACACCCCGTGCATTACCTTCAAGCACCCACCGGTTGTCTGGGAAAACAATCCCGACGATCCCGACGGTGATCGGATCGAGGTTCCCTTCGAGCCTCGTGTTGTTGACACCGAGATGAACGCCATTCCGAAGAGTACCCTCATCGGTAACGGCTCCACGGTGAACGTGGTGTACTTCGCATCACATTCCAAGAAGTACGGCACGACCTCGGCTCGGTTCAATGCAATTCAGGTCGTTGATCTTGTGCAGTATGCAGGATCATCGCCAGACCCGATGGCTGAACTTGCAGCACTCGGTAACGGGGCATCGTTCTCCGCCTAGTAGTCCGGGTCCGGGGGTACCCGTCATCCACCCCCACCTAATTTAGTCGCGTAGCACGGAGGACAGTCTCATCAAACGTATCGAAGATATTCCGCAAGACCTACAGATGATGTTCGATCTGGGGATCACCAATCCTAATCTAGATAACGTCGAGACCATGCTGTCGGATATGCGCGAAGCTGTTCTTCGATCCATCTCCGAACCGGCCAAGAAACCTAAGACACTTCGTATGTCGAACATGGGTCGGCCCGACCGTCAGCTATGGTACGACATTAACAGACCGTCCAGCGGTTCCGACATGCCGTACAGTCTCCGCATCAAGTTCCTGATGGGTCACCTGATGGAGGCTCTTATCCTCTTCCTGATCAAGGAGGCTGGGCATACAGTCGAGGACGAGCAGCGCGAGATCGAGATTGGTGGCATCAAGGGACACATGGATGCCCGTATCGACGGGGTCGTGACCGATGTGAAGACAGCATCTCGGTACGGCATGAAGAAGTTCGACGATGCCCTGACCCTTTCCATGGACGATCCCTTCGGATACATCGGACAGATCAGCGGCTACGCACAGGCGTGTGGTGATGACCGCGCAGCCTTCCTTGCCATCAACAAAGAGTCCGGTGAGATTCAAATCTGCACCGTCTCTGGCAACCACATGATCAATGCAGAGGAGCGGGTCTCCCATGTCAAAACCGTCCTGTCTTCTGATACGCCACCTGCTAGATGTCACGATTCGATTGCAGACGGGAAGTCGGGCAACTTCGGATTGGCGAAAGGTTGCACGTTCTGCGACCACAAATTTGAATGCTGGGCCGATGCAAACGGCGGCGCAGGACTCCGAGGATTCCGATACTCCAACGGAGTGAAGTACTTAACCCATGTAGTAAAGACACCAAATGTCGAGGAAATCGTCCGCTAGGGGACACTGGAAGAACCCATCACGAATTGCCCTTGACCCGGATAACTCCTTCGGCTTTGTCTATCTCATTGTCAACCTGCTGACAGGTCAGAGATACATAGGAAAGAAACAGTATCACCAGTATCGGAAGGGTGTACGGACACGGCCATCAGACTGGCGTACCTACACCTCCTCATCACGTACCCTCAACGAAGATATAAACCGACAAGGCAAGTGTAACTTTCATTTCGAAATCCTTGCCGAGTTCAACACAAGAAGCGGACTGGTCTATGGCGAGACGCATCTTCAGCATGTCTGCAATGTCCTCACGGAAAAACTAGGAGACGACGAACGCCTGTTCTACAATCGCTTCATCGACAAAATCCGGTTCATCCCGAAGGAGTTCATGACGGCCAAAAAGAAAGAGAAAGTCATGTCCCGTGTCCTCGAAGATTTCCGTTGACCTCGAAGAGAAGTTAGAGGTATTGTCAGATACACCTGCTGGTGATCCACACCGGCTCCTCTTCATGGCCGTTATCTTTCAGGCCATGCTCGATGCAACCAAACCAGAGGCAGAGAATGAGTCAGCAGAAGCAGTCCTTGAACGGAGTAGAGCACAGGCGTGGCTCTTCGCAACAACGGGAGTTACAGCAACAGACTTCATCACCGTCTGCGATCTGGCCGGGATCGACTACAGTCATGTCCGGTCCTTTGCCCATCAGGTCATCAACACAGGCGAAGTCAGCTTCATCAGAAAGAAAATCAATGCCATCCTCAACCACAGTTAAATCAGACGGCTGGTCCACCAGCTACTACGAACTGCCATCCGGCGCAGCTGAACTACAAGACCTGATTGAGTATCGGGAGATGAACTTTTCTGTAGGTAACATCTTCAAGGCCTGTTATCGTCTGGGCCGTAAGGATGGGGCGACAACGCTGTACGACCTGAACAAGATCAAGTGGTACGTCGAGCGTGAGATTGCCCGACTGGAAAAAGAACAACGGCAGGGTCAGTTCGAGTTTCGGGAAGAGTATCTATGAAAGAAGTAAACGGCCTTTGGTTGCCGGATTCAGACACACACTTTGCCGGTCCTGACTATGAGATCGGGACACGGCGGGTAGCCCTTGGCCTGACCAAGCAGCGGCGTCTGGCCCTCGATGTTGGTGCCCATGTCGGTATCTGGACACGACACCTTGCCGAGGAGTTCGACACGGTCTGGGCCATGGAGCCGAACCCTGAGAACTTTGATTGTCTTACCCGGAACACCGACGATCTGGACAATGTAGTCCTGCGAAACGAGGGTGCATCGTGGACAGACGACATGATGACACTGGTTCACAATCGTAAGGGCAACTCCGGCATGTGGTCACTGGCCGCGCCGGGGCAGAAGGCAGACGGAACTGCCTACTTCGTCAAGGTCGTCACCATTGACAACCTCGCCCTACCTCATCTAGACTTCATCAAGATCGACGCCGAAGGACATGAACCTGCCGTGCTACGGGGAGCAACAGATACCATTGAACGGTGCCGTCCTGTCCTGTGCCTTGAGGTGAAGGGCAACGGCGTATCGTACGGAGCAGTGGCTGATGCTATCAACATGGCCCTGTCATCTTTTAACTTTGACTATCACCCGCACCGCGTAGGTTCGGAGATCATCTACACACCGGCATAGCATGGCAAAGAAAAGAGAAACACGAGTCGTCCGCACCAAGACAAAACGTCGGACATTTCCCGCAGGACATCGCCACTCGAAAAAGATTGGCCGTCGCTCGACAATCGCTCGGAAGCGTGGTAAGTACTAACCTTCACTAACTCATCGGAAAACTATGCAAGTTACTCTCATCAACTCAATGGGCAACGATCAGACTGTTGTCGATGCTGCGCGTGTATCTTTTGCCAAGACGGCAGACAACTACACCGAAGCCCAGAACGAGAAGCTAATTCAGTATCTGGCCCGACACAATCACTGGACACCTTTTGGTCATGCACAGGCAACCTTCCATATCGAGGCACCAATCTTTGTTGCCCGACAGCTTGTCAAGCATCAGGTTGGACTGGTCTGGAACGAGGTGTCGCGTCGTTACGTGGACGACAAACCTCGCTTCTTCAGCCCGTCCTCGTGGCGTCCCCGATCAGAAGATAAGAAGCAGGGATCGGACAAGCACGACATAATTCCTGATATGCGTCAGGCGTGGAAGGTGTACGAGTCGGCTATTCACAACATCAGTAAGACCTACGGCATCCTCCTTGAGATGGGTGTCGCCCCCGAACAGGCCCGGATGGTACTGCCCCAGTCGATGATGACTGAGTGGTACTGGACCGGAAGTCTGGCAGCATGGTCTAGAGTTTGTCGTCTGCGTATATCCGACGATGCACAGGCCGAGACAGAGAGTATTGCGCTGGACATCAGTCGTGAAATGAAACACTTATTCCCCGTATCATGGGCAGCACTGGAGGAAAATAATGGCTGAACCACAGGACTATCTCAAAAGCAAATTGGCGAGTCAGCGACTCGTACATAAAATCAAAAATTACTATGCCGACCGTGGCTCTCCCAATGTCCGTGTCTGGGTTGAGGAGGAAACGGTTGGCCGTCAGAAAATCTATCAAGTCAGGTCTAACCTGCGCTTCACCGTGCCGGAGATAAAGTAATGTTGTCCAACCACCTACCCACCCAGTACCAACAGTTCATCGCACTGTCCCGCTACGCCCGATGGCTTCCCGAGGAGGGCCGTAGAGAGACGTGGTCTGAGACGGTTGATCGTTATGTGGACAACGTCGTTGCCCGTCGGATCGACGACGAGGCTGTGGTGGAGGAACTGCGCGAGGCTATCCTGTCACTGTCCATCATGCCGTCGATGCGTATGATGATGACTGCCGGTCCTGCTCTCGACCGCGACAACACTGCCGGATACAACTGCTCGTACCTTGCAGTGGACGACATGAAGGCATTCGATGAGGCCATGATGATCCTGCTGTGTGGCACAGGCGTCGGCTTCTCTGTCGAGCGTCAGCACATCGCCAAGCTGCCCGAGGTTCCTGATCAACTGTTCGACTCTGAGGACACCATCGTCGTCCACGACTCGAAGGAAGGCTGGGCCAAGGCGTACCGCAAGGTCGTTGCCATGCTCTACTCCGGTGAGATTCCGAAGTGGGACGTGTCGAAAGTCCGTCCGTCCGGTGCAAAACTGAAGACATTTGGTGGTCGTGCCTCTGGCCCGGAGCCGCTTGTCGATCTCTTCCGGTTTACCATCAACGTCTTTCGTGGTGCCGTGGGCCGTCGCCTGAACAGCATCGAGTGTCACGACATCATGTGCAAGATCGGTGACATTGTTGTCGTCGGCGGTGTTCGTCGGTCGGCCATGATCAGCCTGTCGAATCTGTCCGATGATCGGATGCGTCATGCCAAGTCTGGTCAGTGGTGGGAGCAGAACGCTCAACGTGCCTTGGCAAACAACTCCGTGGTCTACACCGAGAAGCCGGATGTCGAGTCCTTTCTCCGTGAGTGGACAGCACTTGTCGAATCCAAGTCTGGTGAGCGTGGCATCTTTGCCCGATACGCAGCAGATCGTCACGTCGAGAACCATGGTCGTCGTCAGGCAGGTCACGAGTGGGGGACGAACCCGTGTTCGGAGATTATTCTCCGCAACAATCAGTTCTGTAACCTGACAGAGTGTGTTGTCCGGGCCACCGACACAGTCGAGTCGCTGAAGAACAAGGTCCGTCTTGCCACGATCCTCGGAACGGTCCAGTCTACCTACACCAAGTTCCCCTATCTGCGTCGTATCTGGACGAAGAACACGGAGGAGGAACGTCTACTCGGTGTCAGCCTGACAGGCATCATGGACTCGGTGGTAACCAGTCATCCCGACCCGGAAGTTCTGGCTGAACTCCGACAGATTGCTGTGGACACCAACAAGGAGTGGGCCGAGCGTCTCGACATTCCGCAGTCTGCTGCAATCACCTGCGTCAAGCCGTCCGGCACTGTCTCGCAGCTTGTCGATGCAGGGTCCGGTATCCATGCCCGACACAGCCCGTACTACATCAGGACTGTACGTGGTGATGTGAAAGACCCACTGACCCAGCTGATGATTGATGAGGGTGTCCCGTCAGAGCCAGAGGTATTCCACCCGGACTCGACCATGGTCTTCTCGTTCCCGGTGGCATCACCTGAGTATGCGGTGACACGTAACGACATGACCGCACTGGAACAGCTTGAACTGTGGAAGGCCTATGCTGTAAACTGGTGCGAACACAAGCCGTCTGTCACCATCAGCGTTCGTGATGAGGAATGGCTGGAGGTTGGTGCATGGGTCTACAAGAACTTTGACCTGTGCAGCGGCATCAGCTTCCTCCCACATTCTGATCACACCTACCAACAGGCACCGTATCAGGACTGCGACGAGGCGACGTATCAGGAACTGCTGGACAGAATGCCCAAGATGATTGACTGGAATCGTCTGGGTGAGTACGAGGCCGAAGACAATACGGCAGGGTCTCAGACACTGGCCTGTGTTGGGGGAGTATGTGAAATTGTCGATCTCAACGCAGCGTAAGACTTGTCAGGCTGCGTGTCGGCTTGACGAGGAGAAAGAGTACTGCATAGGATGCGGTCGTACAGTCGAGGAAATTCGACAGGCCTATAAAGACTATGTGAAGTCAACCAAGGAGAAGTAAATGTTAGAATTAGTTCTTGCTATCATGCTGGGTATCAGCACCTTTCTAGGTCTGCCGTCTGGTGAAGTAAATGAATACGGTCAGCCACAAATCTACGGCTGGGGTAATCAGACCATCGACAAGTTCGGCAACACCGCCGCAGATCGTGAGCGTCTAAAACTCGCCAACGAGAATCCGGCCACCAGAGGTAAGTAAAAAAAGTCTTTGTGAAGGTTGTCGTCTCTGATGATTATGTCCCCATGGATATATTCATTGGATACGACGCCTCCACTGTTGAGGCCTACGTCGCATGTACCGGGTCGATTCGAGAGAACACCCGTGAAGAGGCTCCGGTAATTCACGGCCTCAATCATCGTAAACTACGAGCCGACAATCTGTTCGACCGTCAATGGTCGGTCGATGAGATCGGACAATACTGGGATCAAGAAGACGGTCGTCCATTTTCGACGGAGTTTTCATTTACCCGTTTCTGCACTATCCCACTGGCCCGTCGCATGGGAATCAAAGATTGGGTCATGTTCTGTGACTCAGACTTTATCTTCCAGCACGACCTGACCAAGCTGTTCGACTACGCCAGAGGACATCCCGACAAAGCAGTAATGACTGTCCAGTTCGACTGGCAACCCGAGGAGGGTGCAGTCAAGATGGATGGACGACAACAGAGTCAGTACAGCAGGAAGCTGTGGTCATCGCTGATGATGATCAACATGAACCATCCGTCCAACGCCAAGCTGACAACGGAGGTCGTCAACAGTGCCTCCGGTACACGGCTGCATAATTTCTTCTGGTTGGAAGAGTCCGAGATCGGGTGTCTTCCCGCACAATGGAACTGGATCGAAGGTATCAGCGATACCAATACAGTTCCCAGCGGTATCCACTTCAGTCATGGACTGCCGACACATCCCGGCTATATCAACTGTCGGTACGCCACAGAGTGGTGGGAGTATCTGCACAGACAGCTGATCCATCTTGGCAACTCACAAAACTTTGAAGGGCTTCAGCCATGAACAAGTACGTACTGGTAACGTCGTTTAATGAGGACGGTTACGAGAAGTATGGGAAGCGGATGCTGGAGTCTGTCGCTCGGTACTGGTCCGAGGACATAGACATCCGTGTCTGGTACCATGACTTTGATCTACTGGCGCAGAATGGTCTACCAGAAGCTGATCACATCAGCTATTACAATCTGAACGATGTCTCCGAACTGATTCTGTTCCGCAACAGGATGAAAGACTACGAGCCACCGAACTGGCGCATGGACGTGGTCAAGTTCTGCCACAAAGTCTATGCCATCACCGAGACCTGCCGCAGCCTCGTCTCTGACCCTGACGATCAGACACCCTACAGTCTGCTCTGGCTGGACGGAGACACGGTTACGACTGGTCCTGTCACTGCTGATTGGCTGGACACATTCATCGACACAGAGACCGATGTCACCCTGCTGGAGCGTCCCGTCGCTGACTATGCCGAGACATCCTTCATGCGATTCGCCCTCTGGCCTGATCGTGAAGCAGCCTTTAACGTGCTGGAAGATGTCCGTTCTGCCTACGACAAGCTAGAAGTTCGCGGCTATCGTGAATGGCACGACGGCTTTGTCTTTCAGCGCATCATCAATCTGCATCAGAACCATGGACTGATGGTGCAAAATCTTTCGCCCAATGCTACAACACTCGACGCATTCCATACGTCGCCACTGTCTGAACGCATGGAGCATTTCAAGGGAGCAAAGAAAGATGGACCCGTTGCCGACACTCGTGAAATTCCTATCATGGTGCAGCCCCGTGACTCTATGCCGGATGATTATATCAAGAACAACATCATGGAAAATGTTGAACTTATCGGGAAGTGGGTGGAAAGGTGTCGAGTCCATAACGGACGAGGAGTGGTGGTATCGGCAGGACCGTCGGTAGATTACGACACCCTCCGTCAGGAATACTACGACGGAAAGTTTGTCAGCAAGAGTCATATCCTCTGCGTCAAACACACACTACCTAAGATGCACGAGGCTGGTATCGTCCCGTGGGGATGTATTGTCCTTGACCCACGACCCATCGACGGCGAGTCAACGCACGGCGTCCTCCGCAAAGACCTGTTCGAAAACATCGACGAGCGTACCATCTTTTTTGTCGCCTCCATGACAGACCCGTCGGTAACTCGACATCTGATTGAGAAGGGTGCCAACATCATCGGTTTCCACGCCTACTCGAATGCTATTCAGCGGGTCGCAAAAGAGGAAGACTTCCCCCTCGATCCGGATACTGTCTACATTACCGGCGGTACGTGTGCCGCAACTCGTGCCGTCGGATTACTACACACCCTCGGGTTCCGTGATGCGACTATGATCGGACTGGACGGTTCATTCCCGGAGCCGCCTGATGAGGAGAAGAACGATAAGATAACCAGCCACGACGGCAAGGAACGTGAGAAGTATCTGTCCGTCAAGATCAATGACCGACCGTTCTGGACGACAGGTGAATTACTTGCCATGGCACAGGATTGTGAACGTCTGTTCGACAAGACCGACATGGATATGGAACTGTCGTTCATCGGGGAGGACACGCTCTGCGCCGAGACGTGGAAGAACCGCAAGATACGCGAACTGAAAGACATAAAGGATGTTGCCCGTGGGTATTGAGACAACGACGTACCGTCTGCTCCAGCAGATAGAACCGAAGGACAAGACCTGCCTGTGTCTGGGCTACTCAGACCTACTTGTCGATCCTAAACTCATCGAAGGTGAGTACACCGAACTGGAGGACGCCGACAAGATTCGGTCGTGGCATAACTGGCCTCACCCGGTGTACGACACAACAGAAGTGTTGACCTCCGAACTAGGATTTCAGAAGGTAGACTATGTAGATATTGTTCAGGCGCGTGGTCCGGAGCGTATCGTTGACCTTAACTATCCCGCTGACTGGGAGGAAGAATATGATGTCGTTATTGACGGCGGTACTGCCGAGCATTGCTTCAACATCGGACAGGTATTTGCTAATATCCTTTCCGCTGTTCGACCTGATGGTGGCGTGGTCGTCCATGTAAATCCGCTGAACATGATGAACCACGGCTTCTGGAACATCAGCCCGACAGCCTATGCCGACTTCTACCGGGACAACGGCTTCGAGATGCTGGGCGGCTGTGGCGTAACCGGCCCTGTATCGGAACGACAGGTTGTGCCCTACAACAAGAACCACCTCTACGGCAGGTTTCAGTTTGAACAGCCCGTAGAGATGACAAACATAATTGCGTTCCGTCGGACCACAAAGGTCAACGGCCCCGTAATCTGGCCCATGCAGAGTAAATACCGATGAGTGATGACAAGGATAAGGTAGTCTACCTAAAGGGGAAGCAACAGATTCCCAGCCCGGAGGAGGACAGTGCCGAGGCTTTGCGTACCATGGCAGAGTGTCTTAGCATAGTATCGGCCAAGGTAGCCTCTGAACAGGTTGACGGCATGATTGTGATAACCTTTAACAAAGACAGCACGTCAGAAGACTACCTCGTAGGCCAACTTAATATGGCGGAAGTTACTCACGTACTTCAGTGTTTGCTCGTGAACAACATTCTGATGACACAAATAGACTTTCGAGACTTGGAGACATGAATGGACGTAGACCTGCGTATGTTGCTGACACTGGGTGCTCCGCTCGTGTCGGTGGTCTCCGCAGCCGCCATTGCTCGACAACAAATCAAACAACTAACAGAACAAATCAAGGATATCGAGACACGACTGCGGCAGCTGGATAATCGACTCGATAAGAACGACAATAACACTGACTCGATGCTGCAACGAATGGGGATATTGGCTGGTATGATGTCCCCTGATACAATGGAGCGACGTCACCGGGAGGTAGAATCCCTGAAAAAGGACGTCGAATACCTGAAGAAAGCGGTCTCGTAATGCTCGGTGGAATCCCTCTAGAACTTGTTACAATGCTTGGCAGCAGCCTGTTGGGTGGCTTCATGACCATCTGGTCACAGAATATGAAGTCCAAGCAGGAGGCCTTTCAGAGGGCCATAGACGGCCTTGCAGCGCAGTCCAAGGCTACGGACGAGGCTCGTCGGTACGAGAACAAGGGATTCCAGCTGACGCGCCGTATCATCGCCCTGTCGGCTATCGGTGCAGTCATTGTCTGGCCGAAGGTTGTCCCCGTCTTCTGGCCGGACATGCCAGTCATCGTCGGCTGGACTGAATGGAAGCCGGGATTTTTATTCCTGATTGAGGGTGAAGAGCAGACAGTCTGGCAGACAATGAAGGGGTTAGTTATCACCCCGCTAGACACGCATCTTGTGTCGGCTATTACTGGACTCTACTTCGGTGCGTCCATGGTGAAGAACGCCAAGTAGCTATTCGAAGATAACCTCGGGAAGATCGTCCGGGTCTGCCATGTTCAGGTTCTTGTTATCGTAGGCTCGTTCAATCTTACGGAACAGGCTCCGCAATTCACCTGTATTTAATTCAGGATTATTTCTCCTGATTTCCTTCCAAAACTCATTATTGGTGGACAGGCGCTTCACAGCTGATCGGTCGCGCAACAGACGGCCCCGCTCCCGACGAGATCGTGGCATTGCCGACTTCAGATCGGGGTCGCGCATCACCTTTCGGGCAGCAGACTTACTACCTGCCAGTACTTCGAGATCATCGAACAGGTCGGCGATGTTGGCCTGAATACCCACCTGACGTCCCAGTTCTTCCTCGTACTCACGGGCTATACGCTCATAATCAAGGCGGTCTGTGTAGCTTGGGTCGCGCAGCAGCTGTCCGATACCCCGACGATATGACGACCATCCTGTGTTCAGATCACGAGACTGGTTGCTAAGTGCAAAGCCGGTCGTCGAATCCACCTCGAAGCGACGTTCCGGGGCTAGGGTGACCAGACCGGTCCGGTAGAAGTATTCCCCGACGTCTTCAATCGAGTCGATCTTCTTACCTTCTGACCCGAAATACCGTGGGGAGACAACCCGCTCAAGGTTCGGGTCGAGTACGTCTGCCTCGGTTACCAGTTCTCGGGCCATCTTGGCAAAACCGGGTTCAAGTATTCGATACGTCTTGCCGAGGTAATACTCTGCTGTACGACTATCGCCTTCTGTAGTCGCCATAATTGATCTATAGAGTGACTGTCCCGCCTCAGAGGCCAGAGACTGATCGACGAATGGGCTGACGACGTCCCCGATAGCGCCGGGAAGTGTCTCAGCAAGGGCATCCTCTACCGGTTTTCCTGATGCAGCAGCAGCCATCACCCGGTTCGCGATCTGACTGATCGGGTTGAACGGATTGATATAACCCAGATCACGGTATGTGATGGTACGTTTCCCGTCTTCATCTTCCTCGACCCCGGTGATTACAATCGGGTTGTATTTGTCGAACGACAGGTAGTCTTTCAGAGAGGAGGCAATCTCATCGTACCCGTTCAGTTCGTTCCATGCGTAGGCACCCCCGACGAGACCGGCGTTGAGTGACGACAGAGTGGCAAGGCGCTGTGCCCCGGACCTGACCAGTGCGTCGTTACCCACGTTAAATCCATCGACCATCTCCTGATGGCCCATCTTCATGATGTTATAGGCATTGCGGAAAACCTCGGCTTGGAAGGCCATAAAGTTACCGATTACCGGAACACCTCGAAAATACTCTGTAAAGACGGGGACACGACTGTATGTCGGCATGACGTTGAGGGCTTTCCGGGCTGCAAGTTCGTCCAGAACTGCATTGTCCGTCATGCCGACTGTACGTTCCCCGATGATGTTACCGTCCCCATCACGGACCTGTCGGGTAAACTTCTGTCGTACCTGATCCCGGAGAACATCCTTATAGGCATCGTCTGACGCTTTCCAGATGTCCTCCATCTTTTTCCGTTCACCGGCAAAAGCCATAAATTTACCTACCTCGTCCGTTGCCTGATAGGCACGACGAGCAGCGTCACCAACCTTACCAGCCTTGAGAACTTTCTCGGCAACTTTTCTGACATTGTTGGCATTCGTCGTTCCCCGTTCAAACTCGGGACCAAGACGATTCATAATCTGCCGGAATGTAACGCCTGTGTCGCTGATACCGAGGTCGGTCATCAGTTGTCTGAACTGCTCTCGTTCCTCTTTGGTGCCTGTGCTGAGACGTTTTAGATAGTCAGCAGCACCCCGGTAATTACCGCTGCCAAACACCGACATACCCATACCGCCGATGTTGCGGATATGACCGACAGGATTGTAGCCGGTCTTCCCCAGCTTAATTGCACCCTGAAGGAACGACGTTGCCTCCAGCATATTGTTAATCATCCGAAGCGGTCCCTCTTCGGCAGAGAACCGGGCGGCAGGGTTGGCGACAACCTTGTTAATTCGGTCGCCCAGTGTCTTGGGTACATAGAAAGAGAAGTCTTCTGACCGCATCCCGCGCTTCATCGGGAGGACTTTGCTACTGGAGATTGGGACCAGATCGTCAGCGTCCAGCAGCTGACCTGTCTTGTCACGGAACTTTGTCTGTGCCTCACCGGCATTCTTTGCGTAGACGGCCAGATTGTCGGCCTCCAGCACACGACCAATTTCATTGGCTCGGTGAATCTGTGTGATAGGCTCGACAATGCCCTCGACAGAGCGGAATATGCGGGTGCCTACCTTGGCCTGTTCTTTACCGAGGAACCGTTCCACTGTAGGTTCAAGTTTTTGTCTCTTCTTGAGTATACTGCCCCCGTAGTCGTACTTACCAACACGACCCTCGTACAGATCACGTGCCCGTCGGCGCAGCTGCGACATCACCGCATCGTCAGGATCGAGAGTACGGAACGCAGCATCGTCAAAGCCAAAGTCTCTGGCGTATCCTACTTTTACATTGTCGGGGGCGTATGCGTCTTTCTGAATTGTCTTGTACAGGTCTAGGACAGCGTCTGGATTTTGCTTGATGAACTTATCAAAACTGACTGGGCGACGTTTGCCCAGTTCGAACGCATCATATGTCCGACGCAGATAGGTCGGATTGAAGCCCTCGGCTGTGCTGTCAAAGAGAGATTTGATACCGGGGCGAAGACCCTCGACTTCGTTGGCATAGTTCTGCGATTCCCGAATTATCTTACGACCATCTTCAAGAAGATTGGCGAGTTCGTCGCCATACTTATCACGGACAGTTTTAAGTTCATTGGCGCGACCTTCCGCTGCCCTGTTAATTAGGTTCAGCGTGTCCATGTCATTCTCAGCTTGAATCTTCTGATACGCCGCGTTCCTGTTAAAGCCTTTCTCAATGTCGGCAGCACGTTTGAGGAGATCATTTTGCCGTGCCTCGGCAATCTCAGAGATTCGGACGGCATCTTCGCTGAGACCGCCGTTGGGAAAAAGCAATGTCCGCATTCTTTCGGTCAGGTTGTCCGCTGGTTGCAGAAAACGGTCAAAACCTTCAGACTTGTCACGGGCCAGACGGGTCAGATTTCCTGTCCCGATGGCTCCTGCCTTTACCCCTGTACCAAGGGCACCGCCCAGAGCAACAGAACCCGGCCCCTCCAGCAGTCCCGTCAGGGCAATCGTGCCGGGATCGTAATCGTCACGGATGCCGACATCCATCTCAGTTTCTTGAATCTTGGCCTCACGAGCAGCACCACCGACACCACTGATGGCAGCATCGACACCAGCTGCCTTCAGTACAGGGGCAGATACAGTTGCCTTGAGCCGATTCTTCAGGAAACCTGTGGCACTACGCTTGGCAGCTTCTTTGGCGGCTAATGTACCGGCAGTTGCTGCCCCGCCCGTGAAGATACCGCCAATGATGCCAAGAATGTTTGTCGGGTCCGTGATGGCGTACATCGCATTATCGACAATAGCCCTGCCGACCGGGGCCGATCCTTCCTCAAAGATTGTTGGAAGTTCTTCGACCTGCTGATAGACCTCACCGAACCGGGACTTACCCTCGTCGGATAGCTTATCTATATCTGATGAAAGGGCGAACGTACCGAGAATGTTGTTCTCGAAGTTACGACTGCGAGACAGAAAGTCGTCCACCATCTCCTGATTGGTGGCCGGGATGTCGTAGTCTAGTTCCTCGTAGACGTTATAGAGGTTGGTAAGAAACTGCCTATCGTTGATCAGCTGATCGTAGGTAGCCATTTATTATGACCCGAGATTACGCGGGTCTCCGGTAGCCAAACTATCGGCCACCTGATCGCCGCTACCAGCACCCGCAGCAGATGGGCCAAGTATTCGTATAAGTTCGGCTTTGCCTTCTTTTTCCGGAATGGTACCATCATCTATTCCTTCGATAAGCAGTTTAGCGTATTTATTACGCGCCGTAAGTTTATCAATCTCTGGTTTGGCACTATAATACTTAGCCTGTGACTTTCTAAGATCGTTGATAAACTCTTGGGCACCTGCTTCACGATCCTCTTTGCGTCGGGCCATCTCCAGCGCCTCTTCTTCGCGCTGTGCCTTCTTCGTTTCGCGCATTCCAGTAGCAGCAGCAGTCGCAGCAGGGGACAAGACTTTGCTGAGCGATTCGAAAGGTCCGGTTTCACGACCAACCGTGCCGTCTTCAAACCCACCCTTCAGGGCTGCGGCAGCAATACCAAGAAATGCTGCATCGTCCAGACGCTTGTCTCCGACATCGCGCCGCAGTCGGCCAAGGCTGTCGTCAACTTCGTCTCGGACCGTCTCTGGTTCAGGTTTTGGTTCCGGAGCCGGAGTCAGTGTTGGCGTTGGCGTTGGTTTTGTGAAAGTTTCAATTTCTTTCTCACTAAGACCTGCAAGAAGTTCCATGTTGGGATCATAGCCAGAACCAAGCCCTTTATTAGGATAAAGATAATCTCCTTGCTCTCTTAATCCTACTATAGGTGCTCCGGGAGCAGTACCAAACGCTTTCTGCATTGATCGGGCACGTTCCCCAAATAGACCTTCGCCGCTGAGTATGCGGTCAAAGATACTTCCCCCGTTATCCATCCGGACAATCTGACCACCATTGGCACGACGTACAACACCCGACAATCCTGCCTGACGACCGACAGCACCGCCCCGGTTGAACAGCCCGAACGCCTTCCCTGCTGCTGCACCGCTGATACCAAGACCTGCCAACTGCTGGAGCGAGGACGGACCCGGAACAGTCGGTCGCTGTGTCGTCTGCTGGAATCCAGAAGGTGACGGGGCGTTGGTGATAAACCGCAGATATGTCGCCAGTGTTTCCTCGGGGAACATCTGTTCGCGCTGGAACTGGGTCTGGGCCAGATCAATAGCTGCCTGTTCACGGGCACGTTGCGCCTCACCGACACCACCCAGCTGACCAAACTGTGCCATACGCTGCTGATACGCACCAGTACCGATGGACGGCATCTGCGCGGCAAGGTTTGCCAGACGGCCACGAGACGCCGCTGCCTCTGCCATGGCCTGTTGAAATGCCTGTTGTCCGCCCATCGTCTGTAGGTCATCCAGCCGCCGCTGTAGATTACGCTGACCTTCGGCCTCTTCGATAAATCGACGGGAACCGCGAAGACCACCGGCCTCGACTGCACCGGTCCTGAGTTGTGCCTGTGGGCCACGCTGATACTGACGGACTGCCTCGCGCTTGGCGATGTCGGTCACTGCCTGTTGGTACGGATTCATACCCTGCTGGATTTCAGCGGCAGTTACCGGGGCGGCAGCACCGAGGGCGGCTGTACGGGCAACCTCAAATGCAGGGGCCGCACCCGGACCACGGGCAAGAGACTCGATACCACTGAAGGCTTCCTGTTCCTGCGCGGCAAAAGGGGCTAACTGTTGGCCGGGGAACGGCTGGAAGCCTTCCTCGGTACGCTGCTCATAAAGTTCCTGCGCCTTGCCAAAGACGTCGGAAACATATTCGCGCTGTTCCGGGGCATACTCAGGAACCTGACGGGTGGTCGTCTGCGTCGGCGGCGGCGGCGGCGGTTTTGATGATCCAAAACTCATATCAAAGTTCCTTTGTCATTAACACTGCTTGACGTTTAAATCCGGGAAGAACTTTCTCCCACCCGGTGCGTCCTGTAAGCATAAGACGGGCCGCTCCGTGTTGTCGGCCCCA